ATTACGCCGCTCTGACCGACGCCCTCCTCACCCTCAGCAAGAAGCTTGAGGTTACACAGATCCCAGCCAAGAAAGTCTCTTTTGAGGCGTCTAAGTCGGGAAACGTGTCGGAGTTGAAGGCGACGGCAACTCCGGACGACAAGTCGCCTGGGCAGAGCGCATCCGTGCAACCATGCCCGCAAAGTGGGACCGCCTCTGGACAGAGTTCAGCGACCCCACCAGCGGCGGAAGGTGGGAAGAAGAATCGGAAGAGGGACAAGACGCCCCCTACCGAGGATTCGAAAACCTCCGAGTCGTCGGCAGATTCCAAGGCGTGAACAAGTTCATGCCCACGGAGAAGGATGACAACGACATCATTAAGGCTCTCCAAGAGCTGCCCGAGTTTGACTACTATCAGCCCGACCGCAGCGAGCTCAAAGCTTTGGAGTCGTTGGATTTCTATACTGCGTCACAGAAGGCCGACTGCTTTTCTGGTCCTCCCCCTGATGACATCAATGCCGCGTGGCGGCTGTTTGAAGAGTTGTCAGCTGATGAGGTCAGGAAACGGTTGGCTGATGATGTGTACAGCGGTTCCGAGAAGGACCTTGCGATTGCTTTCGTAGTCGCATCCGACGTGAATGCCACTACAAGCAGCCCGTGCGCGAATTGCACAACTTTCAACGAACTCGTGGAGGTCGTTAGGGAGAAGTTGTACACTTGCAATCGTGCTGCTGTCCCAGGTTATCCGTTTAACAAGAACCATGCAACCAACGGTGATCTCCTCGACTCAGCAGTCGTCTATGACGGCTATACTGATGTTGAGAGGGTCATCGGTTTTGCGTGTTTCACCATATTGGCAGCGATGTCTGAGTCTGATACTCCAGTCACTGGTGCCTCTGATGCACTTCGTAGGCGCTTAGGCCAAACGCTGCAGCTTATCGTCAAGCGCGAACCGCACCCTTCTCGCAAGAAGGTTGTCAGGATCGTCATCGCGATGCCGCTGCATGCATTTGTTGCTGATTGCGCTCTCCTTGAGTTTCATGAGGCGCCCCCGGGCGAGTCCTGTGTGATGTATGGTTGGGGCAATCAGTTCGGTATGGCGTTGTCACAGGCTATGGAGCGTGCCACCTGTCCAGGTGGCAGCTGGGCCAAGAACGACGTGTCAGGTTGGGAGCGCAGTGTGACGGAATTGAGCCAGGTTTGGTCCAATTACATACTGTGCATGCTCAACCAGCATGGCCAGTTCATGTGGCCCCCGATGCGTAATCGCGCTATTTCCCTTGCTAATGCAGCATACATTCTTAGGAATGGTGTTGTAATTCGCAAGGTGCGCGGTTGCCTTCAGGTGTCCGGTCACAAATTCACTACGGTTGGCAATGCCGTAATGCGCGACAGCTTCACTGTCTCGCATGGCGGGAGAGCTTTTCACAACGGCGATGACACCATTGAGTGGTCATCGTTTCCATTGGATGAGCTCCAGCAGCGGTATATCAACCAAGGACTCATGGTCAGGGATTTCGACCACTGCACCCCCTACGATTTCGAGTTTAGCTCACATCAGTTCAGGAGGACTGGTGATGAGATTACATTCGAGCACGTCGGGCCGCAGAAGTCGATTTTCCGGTTGCTCGGCAACGGCCAGACTCCCGCGCAAGTACTCCAGCTCCTCAGGAACAACTTCAGCCACTATTCGGTGACTGGACAGTTTCGGGAGCTGTTGAGGAAAGCTGAGGACAAGCTGGCTGAGATCGGTGTAACCTATGACCAGGTATCTGATGAGTTTGTGGAGTCCATCTGGAGTCAGGACGGCGAGACTTTCGCTGAGACCGCTCCTCTTTGTCAGGTTAACCACTGAGCCCGTTCGGTTACGGCAGGACGGGTCCTGGGGCCTGCCGTATGACGAAGAGGACGAAGGGTCGGGTCCCTACCCTAAAGGGGCCGACGGCCGCTCAGAGGAAGGAGCAGTCGATGATGGACAAGATGAAGAATCTAATGGCCCGCCTGCCGAAAGGCACCTTCGCTGCTGGCGGAGGTGCCTTAGGTGCCGCTCTTGGTGGCCCGGCTGGTGGTGCCGTTGGTTCGGCAATTGGTCGTGGTATCTCCACGATCACTGGTTATGGAGATTACACAGTGAAGTCAAATTCTATTCTCAAAGGAGGGTTCTCTAATGATCTTGAGCGAAGCCCAATTGATGATCTGCCACAATTTGTGAGAGGCGCACACACTGTTAATGTCAAGCACCGTGAGTACTTCGGGGACCTTCTGGTTCCCGAGGATCCTGCAGTGTTCGACAACAGCAGTTACGTCATCCAGCCAAGCAACGCGCAGTTGTTTCCTTGGTTGGCTCGCATAGCTCGGCAGTATCAACAGTATAGGATTCGCGGCATGGTCGTTGAGTTCAAGTCGAACACCACTGACTACGCTGCCGCATGGCCGCTAGGCAGTGTTGGTATCGCGACAAATTATAACGTTGCAGATGCCAAGTTTGACAACCTCGTTGAGTTTCAGAACAGCGAGTTCGCTGTCGTTTCCAAGCCTTCCCGCAACATCTTGCACGCTATCGAGTGCCACCCTTCAATTGGGCGCGGTGAATGGTTGTACGTCAGGGACGTTGACAACGAAAATCCCAGCACAGTACAGGACCCCAGGTTCAATGATTTTGGTCTTCTCCAAATCTGCACCTCGGGGCTCCCAGGAACTGCCGGACAGACATTGGGGCAACTTTGGGTGTCGTACGATATTGAGTTTGCGAAGCCGGTACTCGGGTCAAGCGACCCTGGACCGGTTCTCACGCCTGGTGTGCTCGTCACTTCGACGCCTAACACGGGCGTTCTGGAGTCCACAGTGCTTCGGCGCTGCTTAGTCGCAATT